TGTATCAATGAAGATTCTTACAGGTGATGCGACAGAGAATGAATGGCAAACTCTCTATTCAAAAAATATCGAATCATTCAAGATAGCAATTGAACAAGCAGCAACTCATGTATTGTTCAAACATATTGGTAGACAACACGATAATGAAATTAAGGTTTATGACAAACTGGTTCAACACTACACGATTAAAACTAGATTAGAAATGATTAAAAATCTAGGACCACAAAATTACTTGTCACGTGCTGAACAAAGAGAACTAGCTGGTTATGAGCCAGATGGTGGAGTAGACAGAGTTTCATTAAACTTTGTTAGTAAAGAAATAATTGATGCATATCAGTTAAAGAATAAAGTTAGTTTAAATGAGGAGGATAACGATGATACTGGACAATGAAATCAGAGCTCGTAGAGCATTCAATCTAGTTGATATTAATTTAGAAGAAAACAGTGAAGATGGTACAGCAACAATTGAAGGTTATGCTGTAGTGTTTGAATCAGAAACTGTTATCGGTAATGACTGGTGGATAGAATCTATCGCAAGAGATGCAATACAAGATGAAGCACTAGAAGATGTTGTACTTCTAGTTAATCACGATGATACTAAACTTGCATTAGCAAGATCTAGAAAAAACAACACAAACTCAACCCTTCAGCTTGAAGTTGATGAAAAAGGTTTAAAAGTAAAAGCTATCCTGGATATTGAAAATAACACAGAAGCTAAAAACCTATACTCAGCTGTAAAGCGTGGAGATGTTAGTGGTATGTCATTCATGTTTCAAGTTGCTGCTCATGAGTGGAGCGATTTAGAAGCAGATGTACCAAGAAGAAAAATCACTGAGATTTCAAGAATCTTTGAAGTAAGTGCTGTAAATTTTCCAGCCTACAAAGATACTGAAATATATGCTAGACAAGAATCTGATACGTTGGAGAACGAAAAGAAAGCACTGGAGAGTGCTCGATCAGCATTGTTGGTGAACAATGAAGAACTTGATATAGCAAAAAGAAAAGCATTGTTCAAAATTAAAAATCTAGGAGGAAATAAAAAATGACAATTTTAGAACAAATTAATGCAAAAGAAACAAGAATGAATGCAATAGCAGAAGAAATTGAAACTGCAGAAAATGTTGAACAAATCAATACTCTTACATCAGAGTATGAAACTTTGAATGAAGAAAGAACAGCTCTTCAAAAAGCGTTAGCTACAAAACCAGTGAAAATCACTGATTTGTCTAACTTCGATCAAAGAAAAGCAACTGGTGGAAATGGTGAAGATGATTTAGATCCAAGAGCAACTAAAGAATACCGTAAGGCATTCATGGCATACGTTAGAAATGGTGGAACTGTACCTGCAGAATTAAGAGCAGATGCAACAACTACTACAACTGATGTATCAGCATTAGTTCCAACTACAATCATGAATAGAGTGATTGAAGAGCTTGAAACATATGGCAATGTATTCCAAAGAATCACACGTGCTAATGTTAGTGGTGGAGTAAGAATTGCAATCAGTTCATTGAAACCAGAAGCATCATGGGTTGCTGAAGGATCAGTATCTGAAAAGAAAAAACTTCAAGCAGACTCATATGTATCTTTCAGTTATTACAAGCTTCAAGTTCGCGTTGCAACTTCATTAGAAGCTAGCGTAGCAACACTTGATGCATTTGAACAAATGATTGCAAAAGCAATCACTAGAGCAATCATTAAAGCTGTTGAATCATCAGTATTTAATGGTAGTGGTGTTGGCCAACCATTAGGTATCTTAAATGATGCTAGAATCGTTTCTGGTCAAAAATTCACATTTGGAACTGCAGATGCAACATATGATGGTTGGATGAAGAAATTCATTTCAAAAATCAAGAATGCTTATGCAACACAACCAGGAAATGCAATCTATTGTAATAAAGCTACATTCGATAGTTATATGGCTGGTATGGTTGATGCTAATGGTCAACCAGTTGCACGTGTGACAATGGGTCTTGCTGGAAAACAAGAAAGAACATTCATGGGTTATCCTGTGGAAGTTGTTGATTACCTACCAAGTCTTGACTTAGCAGGTGCAGCAACAGTATTCTTGGTATTTGGTGATTTATCAGAATGGATTTTAAATTCAAATCTTCAGTTAACTTATAGAAAATTCTATGATGAAAATACTGATGAATGGATTGAAAAATCTACATTAATCGCAGATGGTAAAGTTGCAGATGCTGCAGGATTCGTATTCTTGAAAACTGCCTAACAAATAATTGATAAAGGGTGATTATAATGACTAAAGACCAATTTATGATTAATAACAAAGAAAAAATAACATATGCAGTTGGATTTGATACTTCAGATGCTGATACTAATGCACGTATTGAAATGCTTATTGAAGCAGGTATTGCAGATCTTCAGCAAGCTGGAGTTCCAGATCAAGTTATTTTTACAAATAAACTGTCAGTAGTTGCCCTAGTTCAATTTGTCATGGACAATTTAAAAATGGTACCTGGAGAGTTTCAAACCTCTCCAGTGTATTTGTCCAATGTACAGAAACTGAGATATGTGGTGATTCCTGATGCAAGCTAATGCGACTATATACTTATTTGATACCGATACAGTACAAGATCCAATTAATGGTGAACGTATTAGATCAGTTAAATCAGTTAAGAAAGTGATTGGTGAATTATCTGAAGTTGGTGCTAATACCTATTGGAATGCACACTCAAACAATGTCAACCTGGTTGCAACAGTTCAAATATTCAAACATGCATATAAGAATAATAAGTTTATCTACATAAAATCAAGAAGCATGAAAGAGTTATATGAAGTAAACAACGTTGCTAAAGGTGAATCGTTTGAAAAGGTTAGATTAAACTTAACAGTAGCAACCGATGATGAATTGAAGGAGTTGATTGAAAATGCCATATCCTGATACTAAACTTTGGGAATTATTGAAACCATTAGCAAGTTCAACTCTTAAGATTTTTAAAGAACACCAAGATGAAGATAATGATAAAAAACCATCAAAGTATATCGTGATTCAAGAAGAAGTATATGATGAAGCACTTGAGTTTGGTGATGGTACTCCATTACTAAGGGAAGCTACATTTGAAATTTATATTAACAGTAAGAAAAGCAGTGATGTTAAAGAAATATATAACAACATTGCATCGATCTTAATAAGTAACAATATTAACTATAATCTGGTTGGTAATATCTATGACTCACAAAGTAAATATTTCACGAGAACAATTGAAGGAGATATTACTTATAATGTCTGATAGCATCGAAAAACAACTTGCAGGTGTTCTTAAAGAGTTTAAAGATAAGACATTAAGACCAAAGATTGAAAAAGGTCTTGATGCTTCTGCTGAAGTACTTAGAAGAAACCTATCTCAAGCTGTAGGTAAAGGTGATTCAGTTCCACATTTTAGTGACTCATGGTTTATCAAAAGATAAAAAAGGTAACAGCAAATCAGTTCCACTTGCTTCATACCTAGAACATGCTGTTTCTTCACCATATAAAGGGTTTATCAAACGTACAGCAAGAAAAAGCAAGCCTGCTATGATTGAGGCTTTCAAAAGAGAATTTAAATAAGGAGCGTTAATATGCCAAAAACTAAAGAAATTGAATTTAATATTAAAAACGTTAAATACGCAGTACGTAATTCTGATGGCTCTTATGGAGATGTCAGTGATCTTGCATATGCTGAAGGTATTGCACTTGAATCTACATATTCTTCATCTCATGTATTTGGTGATGGTCAAATCATTTGTGAAATCACAAGTGATAAAGGTTTAACAGGAAATCTTATTCTTGTTCAAATGCCACAACAATATGAAATTGATATGAAGAGAAAGATGTTACTTGATGGCGGTGCTGTTGGTGACATTACTCAAAGAGATAGTGTAGAACATGCTATTTATTTTGAAGTAGAACAACTATCAGGTGGTATCACTAAGACTAAGAAAGTTTGGTTATTAAATGTTACTTCAGGTAAAGCTTCAGAAACTTTCACTCAAAGTAAAGATTCTGCTAACTTGAACAACATTGAAATTCCATTAACTATTCTTGGTGAAAAGATGATGGCTAATGATGGACTATCAGTTTATCAAGATGCAAATGGTAACGAATTAAACGTTACAAAGATGTCAGTAGTTCCTACTGATACTGGATATGCTACATTTGGTGATGCTGTACCAACACCTAAGATGGCAGTATAATAGGAGGATTCTATGATTGCAATAAAAATACCAACAGTTACATATGAATTTGAAGGTGAAAAACTTATTGAAAAAAGAGATGAACTACTTGTTAATGTAGATACATCTTTCAAGGCTCATCTTAAATGGGAAACACATTTTCAAGAACAAAAAAATGGTGTTGATTTATCATCTATGGTTGCTGTTGTTGGTGAATGGGTTAAGGATAAAAAACAAGCTACGAAGCATTTTACAGACTTACTAAGAGTCTTGTATTGCTTTATTAGCTCTTCCAAATTACCAAGTTTTGAAGATTTTGTTGGCATCCTTGATGTAACAAACATTGAAACTGTTGTGAATAAGATATCTGCAGTCATCCAGGAAGTAGGTAATTTTGCCTCAAAAAACTAATAGCACGGGCTCAACGATTAAACAATCTTTATGATGAACTCATCGGAAAGAGTGAACAGAATGGGTCCGTGCCTTCTGTTTTAAAAGTAGTTAAAAAGGCAAATGAGCATAAAATACCCTATGGTCTCATGGAAACTCTTAACTTTACAGATCTTCAAGCTATGATTATTGATTATGATATCGATGCTTTAGAGCAAATGAAGAGAGATAAAGAAAGACAAAGACTTGACAGTATGGGTATTGAAAGAAGAAAATTCACAGAAGATGACTGGAATAAATTATAAGAAGGTGAAAACATGGCAGCAAACACAATTGAAGTAATGGTTAGTGCTAACACAAAAAAATATGATGCAGAAACTAGAAGACTAATCAAAGAAGCTAAAAACCTTCAAAAATCGTTAGAATTAAAATTTGATGGAAAGCAATACGCTGAAGCTCAAAGATTGATGAAAGAAGCAATTAGTAGAACAGATGAAAAAGCACAAGCTTTGAGAAAAAAACTTCAAGAATTAAAATCAGCTGGAGATGTTAAATCAGATAGTTATCAAAAACTTAAAGCGGAATTGATAAAAACTGAGGGAGAAGCCGTAAGACTAAAAGACCAACTAAAAGACATTAATAATATCCCTTTTGATAATGCAGGAAAAAACTTAAAGCATTTAACCAATGAAGCTAAAAAACTTAAGACTGTTCTTGAACAAGACTACAACCCTGAGAACTTAGTTAAAGCACAAAAGAAAATGGGGCAAGCTATTGAAGATACTGATAGAAGAGCAATTCAATTGAAACGAAAGCTATCAGAACTTGAGAAAGCTGGTAAAGTAGATTCTAATGAGTATAGAGAACTAGAGTCTGAATTAAGTGATCTTAGATTAGAATCTATTGAATTAAAGAAAAGTCTCCAAGAAATCAATCAAATGAAGATTGATAATCTTGTTAATGGATTTAAAAACGCTGGTGAATCAATCACAAAAGCAGGACAAGCATTGATGCCTTTCAGTGCAGCTGCTGCATCTGTGATTGCTGGCTTGGGTGCTATAGGTGCTTCAGCTGTTAAAGCTGGAGATTATATTGGTACTACAGCTCAACAATTAAACATTTCATCAGAAGCACTTCAAAAGTGGTTATATATTGCAGATCAAACAGATGTTGAAGCTCAACAATTTGTTAATGCAGTTACTAAAATGCAAGGAGCACTCGCTCATTTAGCACAAGGTGAAAGTGATATTACAGCAACTGCTTTAATGGAACTTGGAATCACTGCAGAAGAAGCATCACTTGGTATGGAAGCAAATTTTGAAAAGATTGTAAATTCACTTGCAAATGTATCAGATGCAACTAGACAAGCATATTTAGCAAATGAGATATTTGGTACACGTATGGGATCTAAAATCATCCCATTATTAAATGATGGCGGTGAAGGTCTTAAAGCTTTAGGTGAACAGTTTGAGCAAATGGGTTATTTATCTGAAGATACTGTTAATGATCTTGATGCATTTGAAGATACAATGGATCGAATCAAGTATCAATTTGGATTAATCAAAAATGAGATTGGTGCATCTTTTCTTCCACTTATGGAAGCTATGGCCAATACGATTGAAACAAAAGTAGTACCAGTATTTCAAAGATTAAGAGATTTCTTTCAAGGATTAACAATGGACCAACAAAAGTTAATATTAGGTATATTAACATTCACTGCAGCAATAGCTCCAGTTTTACTTATTGTAGGAAAACTTACTTCAGGTGTTGGATCCATGATAGGAATGATTGCAAAACTTGGTACATCACTTAGTGGATTAGGTGTATCTTTAGGACCTATTGCAGCTATAGCAGCAGTATTTGCATTGCTCTATACAACTAACGAAAACTTTAGAAACTCTATCAATAGTCTTGTATCAACATTAGGTAGTGCATTAATGCCAATCTTAAAAGTTGTAGGAAATCTATTTGAAACTGTGTTAAAAGCGATTATGCCACTTGTTAATATCTTAGGTGATGTACTAGCTACTCAGATACAATATCTAGTTACAGCACTGTCACCATTCATTCAATTATTAACAAATATTTTAGTGCCTGTATTAAACGTTGTATTTAGCGTTTTACAAACAGTGCTAGGTTTTATACTCGGACCACTTTCAAAAGGTTTTAAATTCATGTCAGACCTATATATGGGTATATTCAAAGGTATACAGACATTCATTCAAAAGGTTATGGACTTTGTAGGTATAGCAGTAAATAAAGCAATTGACTTCATTAACAAGATTATTCAAAACATTAACAAGATTGGAGACAAGCTTGGATTTACTATTTCAGAGATAGAAAATGTTAAGCTTCAGCTCGAAACTGGAGAGTTGCCAGAGCAACAAACAGCTATCAATAACACTGATAATATTCCAGTGAATCAAGCTATTAATAACACAACAAGTCAACAAGTCACAAATAACAATATTCAAACCACTAATGATTATTCAACAAGAGAGATTACGTTTAATCTGACAGTTGAGAACTATGGTGGAGAACTTGATTATGATGACATTTATGAACAAATTGACTTAAGGTTAAGGGAGAATTACTAGTATGAGAGATATTAAAATCTTAAATAAGAACTATGAAGTAGCAAATCTTTATACAGTTGTATATGAAGGATACACAATTAAAGAGATCATTGAAGATACACCTGTATTTAGTGTTACACCTCCACAGCATTATCTAGATTACTGGCAAAAGATATATGACTATTTGAAGTCTGGCACTAAGGTAGCTGGACATACGTATTTGCCACAAGGACAATCAAAATATGATGTTGCATATGTGAATAAGACTATTGATGATCCGATTGCTGAACTTAATGGACATACATTAAGAGAAGTCTTTGAAAATACTGAATATTCATTTACAAGAACAGCTGTAGCTGTTGGTGCATATATATCTTTAAATAATCCAAGTTTAATAGTGAAAAATGATAATGATGTTATATACATTAGAGTGCAATATGATTTAGATAAAGAAACAAATGGTCTAGGTTTTTATTTAGTTGCTTCACCTACTATAGCGAATAGAATGGTTTTTAGTCCTTTGTTGAAAAACCAAATTTATAGTTTTAAAGAAAATACTGGAGATTATCCGAAGTTTAATCTCTATGGTGTTATTTTAGAAAACGATGTGGAATACACATTGGTAGCAAATGGTAATCAAGTCAACTTAACAACTTTAGGCATTGATTCATCTATCGACATGGATTATTATTATTCACTATATAAAACACGAGAGAATATTAGTAAAAAATCATTAACATATGCAGATATATTTGAAGATAAGAATTTACTAAATGGACTTTCACCTACATATATTAGATTAACAAATCAATCATACGCAGATGGGATTTTAACTTATGAGGCAGACAGCACTCTTGGAGAACATTATGTGGACTTTCAATTAAATGGTAAAGGGATTAAGCCAAATGACTATTTATATCATTATACTAATGTATTAGAGAATAACGCTAGACATAATATGGTTGCTTATTATTGGAATGGTACAAGTTTTAGTAGCGTTCAAGGTGGATCTACTATAAATGTTGGACTGCGGACCTTGTTTAACCAGGCTAGAGAAAACTATATAGAAGGGCAATCTATTTTGTGGCGACAACAAGTCTTAAAAGCGGATGGCACATTCACATTTACAGGATCGGGTGAACGTAATTCAGTTAATAATCAAGGAGTGATAAACGCTAACAACTTCGATGAACTTATCACAAAAGAGCAATTAGACACGATGTTAGCTCACTATCTCTTAGTTAAAAACATTGTCATATATCCTGAAATCTACGTACCTACAGATCCTACAGGATTCGGTAACAGATATGCATTTTTAGAACTCAATAAAAAAGTATATGGACATGAACTAGACTTTGAGAACATGCAAGTTAATTTACTCTTTGGAGTCTATAAGAATGCCTATGATTCATACAATCAACTGATGAATTTCATCATCAATAACGAAGGCATCATTGCTTATGACTACGGTAAGGGTGTTAGATATACTGATATAAGACTTATAAAATCACCTAAAACAGAGCTTGATGATGGGCAATACCTGAAAGAAAAATTTGATTTTAAGAGATTATCCCCATTCTACACATTAGAACAAGGATCCTCACTCACGATTAAAAACATCCATGACTGGGATATCAAACCTATAGTATCTGGAAATGTTAATACAAACATTGTATATATTGAAGCCGAAGAAATTACATCAGGACTTCTAAAAGCAGTTAAGTTTGATTTTACAGCACTTACAAAACCTTTTGATTTTTATTACAATGCAGAAACTAAACAAATCCTAATCAATGGTATAAACAATGGTTATCAATATATTGATTTCAGTTTTGGTATATCATTTATATCATTACCTAAAGACTCTGAATATGTGATATGGACCACTGGTATCACATCACCAACTGTAAAAGCTAAGAAATGGGTGATTGATTAATGTATGTAACCTTTTATAAAAACAATCCAAATACTGTCTTTACACCACCTGCAGCAACTCCAAGTTTAAGTAACTACAATACAACTGCTGAAGGCAGTAGAGGTAGTATATGGAAATGTTTAAGATATCAAGATAACGTTGGTGATGGTGAATGGGTTGGAAGTGAACAAAATCCAGGAGGATTAATCAATTCATGTCCAGCTAGTCCACCTACAGGTACTTGTACAATTGGTGATAAGTGTTATGATACTGATCCATTCTTGGGAACTATCTATTATTCATGTGAAGAAGCATCACCAACTTATACTTACTATTGGGATTTACTTGTTGATGGTACTCCTGAACTCATCTATGGTGGCATCATCAAAGATGTTGAAGAAGATATCACTAGAAGAGTTTATGACAAAGATACATCAATATTTAAAGGTTTATCTGATGAACTATTAGATGAACCATTAGTCTTTGTAGCTAAAGAAGATGATGATACATATGTCTATTCAGGATATGTCAATTCATGGTCTCAAGATGATAAATTAATTAAATTTAAAGGTATTGATTTTAAGCAAATCTTTGATACTGAAATTAAACTAGATTTCTATGCTGATATGATTAGTGTTAATCTCCAGGTAACGACAATCCTTAACAAAGTATTTAATCAATTCAATGCTAATCATCCTGAGTTAAACTTCACGATACCATCAATCACAACAGATACAGCTTACATATCAAATCTATTAGGGCAGGTGTTTACTACGAACGCACTAAAATTCTTAAAAGTATATCTAGTGACATTTGGATTGTTTATTCTTCCAGTGTTTAATGAAATCACTAAAGAGATCGATGTATCCATTCAATCTAATGCACAGACAAAGACCATCAAACTTGATGATTTTGTCTTTGAAAGTTCTAAGACTGATACAAAGATAAACAAGTGTATTGCGACTATCGTTGATAAACAAGAAGAAGAATACACTGATGAGATTGTATGGTTAAGATCTAATGCAGCATATTATAATTCATTACCTGCAGATAAAAAGATGACTGGTCCTGGAAAAGATGATAATTATAGTTCTAGTGATTTCTTTAATCCAACATCTTCACATAACATAGGTACTTTACAAATCGGATTAAAACAGTACAGTGTCTTAAATATCTATCTTACTTCAACAGCAAAAACTCTGTTATCAAACGAAGAAAAAGCAATCATATTCATTCCATATCATGAGTATTTTGACTTCAAAAAATCTTTTATGTCATTTGACTATATTGGAACTGGAAGATACTTCACAGTCAGACTAGACACAAACTCAGTACCTTCAGAATATATAAAGGTGAATCATTTAGGTGATAAAGTACCATTTACTGATTTTGGTCAAGGATGGATAGCTTTAGATGTAACAAAACTCTATACAGATTTTGGCTATCCAGATTACGCATCATTTGGTATTGTTATCAAAGAGGATGTCACAACACTAGAAGTTAATGGTATGGTTGATGTTTATAAGGACTCATTTAGACTAGCTAAAGAAGTTCTTCAGGATGAAGTTGATATTTATTTATTTGATACTCCTAAAGAAGAACATCCCTGGTATATGAGACCTACGGATAAGCCAACTTATGAAGGTGATGTACCTCCATTTGGATTTGCATATAGATCATATGATGGCACAAATTATTATTACTGGCAAATTGGCCAAGTACCAAGAGAACCTAAAAACATCCCTGAAAAAGCATTCTATCTTGGTAAAGATAATGAAGTGTATGAAGAATACATTGCTCCTGCAAATCAGATTTATCCTGTTCAAACAAAGATATTTGCTGAAGAGTTCTTCTATAAAGCACAATTTAACGCTATATATGAACTTGTTAACAATAGATACAACGAGAATATCAGTATCGTTGATAATAAGGTTTTAAACCCAATTGAGATAGCAAATCTAGGTTTAAATGCTCAAGTCACTGTCTATGACAAAATGAATAACACAGCTACACTTCCAATCAGCGAGATCCAAATCAAAAATGGTGAAAAGAAAGTGAAGCTTGGATTTAAGAAAACACGATTTACGGAGGTCATTAAGTCATGAAAGAAATACATATAAAATGTTTTGATGATGGCTATGCAACAATAGTTCAAACAGCATTCACAATCGATAATGAGAATAATGCAACTCAACTCATCATCGATTACTCAGAAACGATTCATAAAGATAAGAATAAATGGGTTGACCTCATCATGGCCGATGGTACTTCATTAAGATATGATCTTGGAGTTGCTGAAATACCTACATTAAACTTAACATATGCAATGACTATTCCAGGATACATGACAGTTACACCTTTGATTTATGATGGTGATATTAAAGAAAAATACATACAAATTTCAAAATCAAAATACATG